AAAAACGCTTACTTAAAAATTATTATGATTTGGTTTACAGCATGGGCGTAATTCATCATACTCCACACCCAGACAAAGTAATTAACGGAGCGTCTGTTGTGATTAAAACTAGAGGCACGTTAAAGTTTATGGTGTATGCAGAAAATAGTTGGAAGTCTATGATGATTGATGCTGGACTTGATCAATATGAAGCACAAGCAGGATGTCCGTTAGCATATACCTACGATGATGATGATATAGAACAATTGTTATATCCATATTTTACAATAGAATCGATTGAACGTGATCATATTTTTATGTATGATTTAGAAAAATACAAACAAAAGCAACTAGAACTTACTCCGTGGTTTGCAGCGATGCCAGAATACCTGCGAGAAATGATGAGAAAGAATTTAGGTTGGCATTGGTTAGTTACCGCTAAATTACGCAATCGTTAAGCGTTTATTTGTTTTCAGATAAATATTCTATCATGCGTGATTTATTAGAAAATCTCCTAAAAATTAAATTAATTGAATCTTCTGGAGGGATTGCTAGACGTTGGATCGAAATTCAGCAAGGTCAATATATTCCATTTGTTCATTCAGAAACAAAAGAAACATATCAACTTGAAGATATTATAATACTGCCACCTGATCCTAATCTTGTCTATGAAGATGAACCAGAATTAAAAGGATCAGATCGCCTTTCCCAAGAAATTCTTAATGTAACAGAGAGCATTGGATCAAAAAATGTTTCTACTTTCGGTTTACGTCACGGAAAATCTGCTATTATTGTTATAATGAAGAATGATGTTACTAGTGATCAATATATATTTGTACGAAAAACTTCATCTAAACGTAGTTTAGGCCCAAATGCCGTGTTTTGGCAAACTAGTCAATTTGCGAAGGACACGGGCTTGTGGGCACAAACTCCGCAAATGAAAAAAGCAATGTTGCCGATTGAACCAACAGATTTTATTACTGCCGGAACAATATACAGTATTAACCAATTAATTGCCGCGGTGGCCGTAGGCGCAAATAAAAATAAATTACCAGTAGAATTAAAATTAGGATTACCGAAATTATTAACTAATGTTTTAAATTATAAAAAAACTCCAGTTCCTGATTTAGCACAATTTCAATCCGCAATCGAAGTTAAATTAAGTGAATTAGCAGCACCAATAGCTTTGCAAACAGGAAATTTTACTGAAGGTAATTATAAAGAAGTAGAAGATGGAATATTAAAACCATTAGGAACATCTTGGGTTAAAGCAACGGCTGTCAGTTTCCCCCCCATCGGAGAAAAATTAATTGATGCTATGATCCATTTTGGTAATGAAAAAATTGATATTAGCGTTAAAGATAGTAGCGGTGGGGCCAGTCCTAGCATAGCAACTATTGCTGATACCTTACAATCTACTGAATTTAGTCCAGCAGTTAGATCAATATATAAAGAACAAATTCAGGCAATTGAATTATTAAATTCTAAAACAGCAATTAATGGTCCATTGGATCTTGCAGAAAGTTATGGTTGGATAACTACCTCTGACAGAAAGTTTTTAGCATCGATTTATAAGAAAGGAATAAAAGAAGTAGATGCATTGCCAGAAAATTGGCAACGAATATTAGATACAGTTCCATATAATACTGATAAATCTCATCCAGAATATCAATTAGGATTTCATTTATTAGCCATGATAGCAAAATCTGTGGCAATTAAACTTAATGAAAATCCGAAATTAATTACTGATTTTTTTAAAGCTGTTTTAAGTAAAAGTAGTCTGGTACAGGTCTATGCTAAAACAGAAACCGATAAAGACGGTGGTTTATTTTTTAATAAATTTAAGATTGTTTGGCCTCCAATATTTGATGGCATTATTAAAGTTGACGGCGACAGCTATACTGCACGAACTCCGCCCCAACGAAAAATTAGTTTCCGATTTGGTACTGTTAAAACAATATCAACAACGTCCGACGCAACTAAAAAACCTAAGGGACAGCCGCTCGATACCCGTCCTGCCGCCGCCAAGAAATTGCGTCAAAAGCATGGATATGACAAGGATACTTCGGGCTCTACTAGAGATACCCGATAAACCACAATAGAATCAAGTACTTACAAGACCCCCAATATGCTAAGTTATTGATTAATAAGGAGAATATAGTTTCTCATTTTGGTTGACCTATATGGCACTAGGCATTATAATAACTGCATAACAACTTTACTTCAACGGGGCTAATACATGAGCGCAACTATTCTTATTAAAGAAGGCACTTATCGTAACGTGAAGGTCGTTAACGAGGCGTTCGTACTTGTCGAACAATTCAAGCAAGGCAAAAAAGGCGGGTACGTGACTGTAGCAAACAATGGCCGGTTTCCCGGCTTTCCGGAACAAGTTAAAATTAAGGTTGCTGGTGTCGATTCCTACGAATTTGCAGGTGGGTCGATGCCGACGGCTACTGTTACCCCAGTGATCGAACAAACTGACGGTGAAATTGCTGAAGAAATTAATCACCGCTTTGACATGCTGCACGAAATGACGAAAGCATCAATTGCTGGTGACATCCGTGCTATGATTGTTGTTGGCCCTCCGGGAGTCGGCAAGAGCTTTGGTGTCGAACAAGAACTGGAGCGCAGCACGTTGTTCTCGCAAGTGGCTAACAAACCGCTTCCTTATTCGGTTATTAAGGGTGCATCATCGGCCCTGGGCTTGTACACTAACCTGTTCAAGTATTCCGAGAAGGGTTGCGTGGTTGTATTCGATGACTGCGATACTCCGTTGCATGATGAATTGTGTTTGAACTTGCTCAAAGGGGCGCTGGATTCGGGCAAGTCGCGCAGAATTAGCTGGAATTCCGATTCGCATACGCTGCGTCGTGAGGGTATTCCGGATAGTTTCGAATTCCGTGGTTCGGTGATCATTATTACCAACACTAAGTTCGACCATATCCGTAGTCCGAAATTGCGTGATCACCTTGATGCACTTCAGTCACGCTGCCATTACTTGGACCTGTCGATGGACACGCCGCGGCACAAAATCATTCGCATCCAGGAAGTCGCCAAAACGGGCGAACTGTTTGCAGCCTACGATTTTACGAAGGAACAAGAAGAAATGGTGCTGGATTTCATTTACAGGGAACAGGACAACCTTTCGGAAGTGAGCCTGCGCATGGGCATCAAAGTAGCAGACTTGCTCAAATCGTTTCCGGAGAAATGGGAGCAGTATGCGAAGGAACTGTGTTTTAGGCGCCGTACCCAAAGATAAGAATTGTTGCAGGTTAGCCCCGGCAACAACTTTGCCCCCGGAACATCGGGGGCATTTTTTTTGACTAGATAATCTACCTATGCTATAATAATAGATATGTCTATGCACCAATTAAAGACTTTTCGATATTTGGAAGATTATATGCGCGAGCTATATCTTTCTGCTCTGCATAGTAAGCATCATCAAACTATTTCCCTAGCCAAAAAGGATACATTAGTTATCAAAAATTTGGCTCGCGCGGAAGTGCGGAGTTATACCGAAAAGCAAAAAGAATTAGCCTGCATTTTATTAACCAAATATAAACGTCAACTTAAAGTAAAAGCGAAGGTTGATGTTCCGGATCCGCACTCATTACCTCTTAGATATCCGACTCGTGTCCTTGCTGAAATTAATGAGGAATTGCGAATTAGTTCACTGTCAAACTATTTGGAATTAAAATTTAGGTTTGAAAATAGCCTAACACCGATTCTTCTAAAATTAAGTAAGAAATTATACGGTAATGTATTTTATAATTCAAAATCTAATGTATGGTACATTTATGATTCACCGTATAATATTAAGGAAGTAATAGATCTAGTTCGCAAATATAAAAATATTACTATCACATCTGAAGTCTTGAAGTTGTATGAAAGAGTAATGAGTGAAGATAGAAATTATGGTGATCCTCTTGTAGTGTTAGATGATAAAACAATTACACGGGCGTCGCCAGCGTTAATGATCGCGATAAATAAGAACACAGAAGGAATGGGCGTTGATGAAAAGCTTATTTACTTAACTGATCGACGCAAACTGTATGGATATCGAATTGGCGCGGGTGTGCGAAATGCTGTTGATAAAATTCTTAGTAAAGAATCAGAGGTTATTAACCGATTGTTAAATTCATCAACTATAGATTATAAGGTTGACCAGTTTTCTAAGGTTAATCCAATATTACGGTATTGTTATCTAGCAAATAGAAATGTTATGTTTATAAATACTGCACAGGTTATGCCGACTTTTAATAATGGCCGTGCAAGGGGAATTACTTCTAATAAATTAGCAAACATAATATCTAAAGAACTAAAAGGTACTGGATTTGATGCAGTAACTATTATTAAGGATCCACAGGAAATTTCTAATAATTCAAATCAATTGAATATAGTAACTATTCCTCCGCAAACATCAATGCAGACAGTTTATAGAGAGTGGTTAAGAGTAACTGATCGAATTATTTGTATTTCTAATAGGTTGGGAATAGATCCTACATATAAAGAATATGAATCCCTTAAGATTATGGGGGTCGGCTATGAGAAGGGCATTAGAATGACTTGGCTTGGAACAGAAATTGAAAACCATTTTAACTATTAAAGATGAAGTTAATATAAAATTTGACGGATTAGATTTAGGTACTAGGAAAGAACTACATGACAAGTTTAAGTTTCGATTACCTTACGCCCACCATATTCCAGCAGTTAAGTTGGGCAGATGGGACGGATGTAAATACTTTTTTCAACTTAGTGGAGCATCATACGTCAATCTGCTAGTAGATATTTTACCAATAATTGAAAGACGTGGATATGATATTGAGTTACAGGATGAACGCACCTCAACAATAGAGTATGAATTTGAACGAGTTCACAAGGATAGCTACAGTCATTTTAAATGGCCTAAAGGTCATGTTCATGCAGGAAAAAATATTGAACTTAGAGATTACCAAGTTGAATTAATAAACGTATATTTAGAAAATAGACAAGGATTACAAGAGGTAGCAACTGGCGCAGGAAAGACAATTATTACCGCTATTCTCAGTCATAAATGTGAAAAATATGGCAGAACGATAGTAATTGTACCAAGTAAAAGCCTAGTTCGACAAACAGAAGCCGACTATAAGATATTAGGGTTAGATGTAGGCGTTTATTACGGAGACCGAAAAGAGTACAATAAAACCCATACAATCTGCACATGGCAAAGCCTTAATAACTTATTGAAAAATACTAAAGAAGGTGAAGCTGAGATTTCGATTTATGATTTTCTAGATGGTGTTTGTGCAGTAATAGTTGATGAAGCACATATGGGAAAAGCCGAAGTATTGATGGCCATGTTAACTGGAATTTTCGCTGACGTACCGTTAAGGTGGGGATTAACAGGAACAATACCAAAAGAAGATTTTGATTTTTATGCAATTCGAGTTGGAATAGGGGAAGTACTCGCTAGGTTGCAGGCACACGAATTACAGAAGAAGAAAGTATTAGCCGATTGCCACGTTCATATATTACAGTTAGAGGATTTTGTAAACTTTAAGACGTATCCGGCAGAACTAAAATACCTAGTTACTGATGATGAAAGAATTAAATACATTGCTGGGATAATAAAAGAAATTAGTATAACAGGAAATACTCTAGTATTAATAGATCGTATTGCAACAGGTAAATTATTAAACAGCTATTTTGACGAGGCGGTGTTTATAAATGGGAACACGAAAGTATTGGATAGGCAGGACCACTACGATGAGGTTGCCGTACTTAATAGCAAGCTTATTTTTGCTACTTATGGTATTGCCTCTATTGGTATTAATATTCCTAGGATATTTAATTTGGTATTATTGGAACCAGGGAAAAGTTTCGTCCGCGTTATCCAGTCTATCGGGCGAGGAATTAGACGAGCCAAAGACAAAGACTTTGTTCAAATTTGGGATATTGCAAGCACAAGCAAATACTCGAAAAGACATTTGATTAAGCGTAAGCAGCAATATAAAGATGCAAGATATCCATTTCATGTTGACCAGGTAGATTGGAAATGAGTGACGAATATTTTTTATCTTTTGTTAGTAAACAAAATAGTAGGTTTGAGACTTGGATAAGAGATGTTCTATGCGATATGAAATCTAATGCTGGAATTAAAGAATATATGGTATATGATTATCCAGAATTAAAATTGTATAACGCAAAACTAGTATATGATAATATTTATTATGGCGGACTACAAGGAATAAAATTTAAAAGTAAACAAGATTTTCTTTTTTTTAAACTAAAATATTACAAATGAAAGAACCTTGGAGAATAATAATTTGGAATAGTCCAGATGTCAACTGGGTGGCCAGAGCTTTGGCCGAGTTAAGCGGAAGATCAGGCACATTAATAGGCAGTCAATATCCATTTTACGAATTAGACAAATATGATATAAAGGTACATTGGACGGTAGTTACTAATGATCCTAAATATGGAATCGATGAAGTTAATTGTTATTCCGAAGTAGGTTTCATGATGTTTAAGTTAAAGTATTGCAAATGAAAAAAGAACCCTGGAAAACAATTAGTTTTATTGATTATGCTGATCTGGCTACAATAGATTGGATCCTTCCAGTCTTGTCTAATTTTAAAAACAATAATGGAATATCAGTACAATACGATTATCAGTATCCTGAACTTAAACAATATGATATGGAAGTAGTTTGGTGTGATCTTAATTTTGGAGGAGGAGCAGCAATTGCTTCTCACATTGAATGTTATTCCGAAAAAGGTTTCATGATATTTAAACTAAAATATTGCAAATAAAGAAAGGATAGTGTATAGTAATAAGATGAAGATACTTACAATAGAAAATAATGCGTTTGAATTAGATAATATTCCAGAAGAAGTCGACGATCTCCGTTTTTGCGTCCTAGATAATAGTAATCCAAAGGATCCAGATTATTTCTTTATGCCCTTGATCTTTTTAGAAAGCTTTAATTCTCCCGCCCTGGCATGTAAGATTGGTGAGCATATTATTAAGGTACCCGTCTCTCCACCCATGTCTAAGGAATGGCAAATTCTAATAGGAGAAAAAGATATTGGCGACCTGGAAGTTATTCCGTTAACTAGTGTGAACGATAGAGGGTTTAGTGCATTTGTATTTAACCCCTTACAGAGCTTTAGACCGGAATTTTTAGAGATAGAAATTATCGACATTTATCAAGATATTAAATGGTACTTTCCTAAGTTAAAGAATAATCATTTAATGGCGGTTCCTCTAACAGATGGACCAAATCCACCTTGTATCTTTTTAGTAAAAGAAGTTAGTAGGCAATGTGAGGTTGTGGATATTAGCAAAGTATGGTAGGGATAGTAGATAAAATTACAGAGGTTACTATCTACGAAAGTCCGGATGGTGGTGAGACTGTATATGCTAGAAAATCTGGCAGTAAGGAACGAGAATTAATTAAAGAAGCATCTAAATATAAACGTTTGTTTTATCTTGATGAATTTTATGAAATGGAGGAATTTTCTAAAAATAATCTAGCAATTAGAGATAAGTTAGAGGAATTAAAAGTATTATATGAACTCTCGAAAAAAGACAGCTACTGACACCGTTAATCTTACTGCCCTATGTAGAGCGATAGATAAAAAGGACAGAGGATTTTATGACAGTCTCACGCCTGAACAACAAAAAAAATTTAGTGGATTTCTTGGACTCCGTTATGCAAGCTTAATAAATGGTGGGTTTGATTTACAGGCTTATTATCTTCTTGCAGCAAACAAATTTGCTAATAAGAGATTCTTCGACATTGAGGCGACACATAAAAAATTACAATGGTTAGTATTGACTACAATTAGTCCGAATATGGGCAATCAATTCCACGGTTGGATTGCAAAGCCACCAGTGGCAAAAGCAAAGAAGGGTAAAGAAAGAATTAAAACCCTACTTAATTTATATCCGAATTCTAAAATTAATGACATTGAAACAATGGATAGGCTTTTGAGTGATGATGATTATGCTGCATTGTTAGAAGGATACGGAGATGAGTAAAATTGCCATTACCGGACATACTAAGGGTTTAGGGTACGCCTTGTACGAACATTTATATAATGCAGGTCATCAAGTGTTTGGATTTTCTAGGTCTTTAGGGTATGCTCTCCCATTTAAAATGGATCAGGTCCTTACACTGTCAGATGATGCAGATGTGTTTATCAACAATGCCCTTCCAGTTACCTCACAGATTACTCTATTGTATCAATTATACGATAGATGGAAAGACAAACAGAAGATTATTTTAACTGTCGGTAGTCACACAACAGACGATCACCATTCAGAACCAAATCAATATTATGCTGAAAAATTCGGATTGGATGCAGCATGTAAAAATCTTAGAAAGCTAAATTCTGTATGTAAGATAATCCTAATACGCCCTAGTTATTTTGCATCAGAACGGGTATTAAAAACAGTCAAGCCAGAATATTACATAGAATTAGATGAAATGTGTAAACTAGTAGATTATATAATAAGTAGTAACATCCACTTTGAGGATGTATTATTTCAACAAGGAAAATGGTAGACGGTCAAGCATGTGAATTCTGCGGTAAAGTATTTCGTAAAGAAAGTACTTTACTACTCCATAATTGTGAAGATAAGAAAAGGATAGTACAAAAAAACGATCCAGGGGTTATACTAGGAATGCATATCTATCTTCGGTTTTATGAAATAACCCAAGGTAGTGCTAAGTTAAAAACGTATGACGATTTTCGTAAAAGTCCATATTATAATGCGTTCGTCAAATTCGGCAAACACATTAAAAAGATTAATGCCATAGGATCTAGCGCGTTTATTGATTGGGTAATCAAAAAGAATAAGAAGCTAGACCAATGGTGTAGAGATGAATATTATGAGGCATTTTTACATGACTACATAAGACATGAAACTGCAAATGCCGCATTAGAACGGTTTATCAAATTATCCGTCGAATGGGGTGATGAAAACGGGAGTGACTTTAACCATATTTTTAATTATGGAAATGAGAACAAATTGTGCTATTATATTACACAGGGTAAGATTAGTCCGTGGATGATATATAATTGCAAATCTGGAATAGAGTTTTTGGAGCGATTAAACGATGAACATGTGAAGATTATTTTTACGTGGATTGATCCGGAATATTGGCAAAAGCGTTTTGTAGATTATATTGCTGATACTGAACTAATTAAAAATGCATTATTAACAGCGGGGTACTAACATGTTAGCCGAGGATGATATGTGGGGTGGTTATTCATCTAATATAGTGATGAGGACCAAAGGATCCTGGATAAAAAAATTTGCTATAATTCCTTTTAAATATGAAAACAAAATGATATGGGGAACATATTATTGGCGCATTCATTATAATCCAGGATCAATTGGTAGCACAAAAGAAATAACAACTAATTTTTTGGATTTGTTGAAGGATTAGGATATGATTGATTTGCGGGCATCTAAATTCTTGAAATTTAAGGTTAGTATTGATTGGCCAACATCTGTGTCTAGTTCCGACCCCAACGACTTTTATCGAGGATGGTTAGAGGAACATGTTGGTAAGCAAGAAATAGATTGGGATTGGGAAATAGATCGAATTGATCCTGATGGGGTAGCAGTTTATTTTAGAACTGAAAAAGATGCATTTACATTTGCAATGTTTGGACAAATATAATGGATATAGATATTGATTTTGCTGACCGAACTAAAATCCTAGAGCTTATTAAACATGTAGATGCTATGCAATTAAACCATGGCATCCCACAAAAGCACATAAGCGGAATATACGTCACAGAGATCCCATATAATCCGTTAACTAATCTTTGTACATTGACGTATGAAGAGGCAGAAGAACGAGGATACATTAAACTTGATTTGTTGAATATGGGAGTATATCAACATGTTGAGAGTGAAGAAGAAATTGACGCGTTGCTTAGTATAGAACCAGACTGGGAGAGATTGTTAGATGAGAAATTCTGTAAACAATTAGTTCATTTAGGAAGTCATTTTAATATAGTTAAAACTATAAAACCGACTAATATCGAAGAGGTCGCAATTGTGTTAGCTCTTATTCGTCCAGGCAAACGACATCTATTAAATAAACCGATGGCGGAAATAAAGAAAGAGATTTGGGTTAAGCCTACAGATGGAAATTATTTTTTCAAAAAAAGTCATTCAATAGCATATTCGCATTTAGTTGTTTTGCATATGAATTTGTTAACTGTATTGAATGATTAAATCTTTTTTACTAGAACAATTTGTTTACGTTTAATTCTCTTATTCGCTAACTGATTAATGCTTACTTTTGGGCCATGTTTTATAGTCACATCTTTGGTATTGAATGTTCGTAGACATGCTCTAAATGGTAGCCAATCTGATTTTAGGAAAATATTAATCGGGATTAGCCTATTACTTTCCCACCACCATTGATCACCATAGAATAAGAATTTAGTTTTGTCCTCTAGTGCTCCTAGTCTCCCGTAGTCATATATGTTCGTGACATATTGATCGATATTTTGAATAATACCAACATACTCACCTTTACCATAAGTTACAAGGCTAATAAACGGATATTTCTTTAGCAGTTCTGTAATTTCTTCTGTTGTAGCCATAATTGTTAAGTCAAATTATTTAGTGTAGAACGATACCATTAAAAACATTTTGATTACAGATAAATAGATAATGCAACAGATCGATAGTTATTTAATAATACAGACAGCGCATATTCAGCTGTTCGACCTGATGGAAACAAAGATAAGGAACAGAATTGTGTACGCCAACAACATAAAAGTTTATAAGGGAATTGATAATACGATACGCTTGTCGTTCTTAAATCAGGATCAAAAACGAGTACCCATACAGGATAAGAATATTACATTCCATATGTTTCATCCTGAGGATAGTAGCATTGTAATTAGCGCAATTGTTCAAATTAGCGCAAGTGATGTTGGAATTGGAACAGCCGTTATTACCAAAGCAGCTACTGAATTTGTTATTCCTGGATTTTACACATATGCAATTGAAGTTGTTTCTGGTGAAGGCGCAGATGAAATTGCCTATGCAGACGATAATTATGGTGCAGGCGGCCAACTTGAATTGATTGAAGGTAAGTATCCATATTTCCTACGAACTATTTGATATTGTGTAGCAATCATGCTACAATTATTAGATGCATAATGACATAGTAGTAATAGTCCAAAATTTACTTCCAGGCAAACGAAAAACCACGCCATCAGGTTGGACAAGTTTTAATGCTGTATGTTGTGTGCATAATGGTGAGACTATTGATAAACGTGGTAGAGGCGGGATTATTATTAATAATGAAAGCATTGCCTATAAATGTTTTAATTGTAAATTTACGGCAAGCTGGGCACCAGGACGTAAGCTATCAAAAAAATTTAAAAACTTATTAGGTTGGTTGGGTGCTAATGAAGATCTAGTTAATCGTTTAGAATTTGAAGCTCTTAAATTTCTTAATAAGCCTGCCCATATAGTTAAACCTAAAATAGAAAAAAGCATCAAATTTGAAAAATTCCCATTACCTGAGAATTATATTACATTTGATGAAATGGTTACTTGGGGAGCTGTTGATAAACCGTATAATGAATTGGCTCAAATTGTTAGGTATGCAGCAAATAGAAAAATAGATGCCCCTAGATACAGAAAGTTACTTGGTGGTGTGACTACGGGACCATTTTCTAATAGACTAATTATTCAATTTCGATATCATGATGAAATTGTCGGATATACCGCTCGACGAATAGATCCTCCGCTCAACCTTTTTCATTCAGTTGCAGAAATGGAGAAAGAAAAAGCAAAACTAGGACCGAAATATTTAAGTAGCCATGATCATAATTTTATATTCAATTTAGATGAGCAAACGCCAGAACGAAAATTTATTGTTGTTTGTGAAGGACCAATAGATGCATTGAGCGTTGGTGGTATTGCTACATGTGGTAATGAAATAACTAATGAGAAAGCAAGAATTATAAATTCACTTAATAGACGTATAATTGTAGTTGCAGACTCTGATCGTTCTGGTATACCTCTTATTAAAGCAGCATTAGAATATGGATGGAATGTTAGTACATTCCTACTTCGTGGATTTTTTAAGGATATCAACGAAGCAGTAGTTCATAATGATAAAGTATCTGTTTTAAAAGATATAATTGATTCTGAAGTAACAAGTGAATTAAAAATAAAACTGCTGCTCAAGGATTCTAGATATATAGTTAAAGGGGCATTAATTAACAGATGAGTAGAGCATATAGTTTAGACTTACAAAAGTTATTTTTAGAAATAATGTTGTATGATAGTGAATCATTTGTACGCATTCAGAATATTTTTAATCCAAAAAACTTTGATGAAGACCTAATAGAGGCAGCAAAGTTTATCGGTGAACATGCAACCGAGTATAAAGTATTGCCAGATCATACGCAAGTTAAAGCAATGACAGGATTTGAATTAGACACCGTAGATAATCTAGGTGAGGGACAATTAAAGTGGTTTTTAGAAGAATTTGAAAGCTTTACTAAACGAAAAGAATTAGAACGAGCAATTTTAAGCAGCGTCGATTTGATAGAAAAGGGCGAATTTGATCCAGTACAAAAACTAATAACAGATGCTGTACAAATTGGGTTACCTAAGAACCTGGGGACTGATTATTTTGAAGATCCGAAAGGGCGATTGTTAAAACTTAGAGATAACAATGGTCGAGTTTCTACAGGATGGCCTGCATTAGATAGAAAATTGTTTGGTGGAATGAATCAAGGTGAGCTTAATATTTTTGCAGGTCCATCAGGATCAGGTAAGAGTTTATTTTTACAGAACTTAGCATTAAATTGGTTACTAAATGATCTGAATGGGGTATTTATTACGTTAGAGCTAAGTGAAGAACTTTGTGCATTACGCTTTGACAGTATGTTAACTGGTATCTCTACCAGAAATGTGTTTAAAGAACTTGATGATGTAGTATTGAAACTTGGTTTTGTTAACAAGAAGGCAGGTAATTTAAACATCACGTATTTGCCAGCGCAGAGTACAATTAATAATATCCGTTCTGTTCTTAAAGAACTTGAAATTAAGAATAGAAGAAAGGCTGATTTCGTTATTGTAGATTATTTAGATTTGTTAATGCCAGTTAGTGCTAAGGTTAGTCCAAATGATTTGTTTGTTAAAGACAAATATGTTAGTGAAGAACTAAGGAATCTAAGTAAAGAACTTGGAGTACTGTTTGCTACAGCAAGTCAATTAAATCGAAGTGCAGTAGAAGAGATCGAATATGATCATAGCCACATAGCTGGTGGTATCTCGAAAATTAACACAGCAGATAATGTTTTTGGTATTTTTACAAGTAGAACAATGCGTGAACGCGGGCGTTACCAATTACAATTAATGAAAACTAGAAGTAGTAGCGGAGTAGGACAAAAAATTGAATTAGAGTTTGATATTGACTGTTTAAGAATACGTGACTTGGGTGATCAGGAAGAAGCAGTATCAGTTACTTCTTCGATATTAGGGCAGATTAAACCAAAATCAGTATTAACTGAAACTGATATACAAACAAATGACAGCGACTCTCAACCTAAAGTCAATGCATCAATACAGAGTAGCAAACTTAAAAATATGTTGAAGAGTTTAAAAACCGAACAATGATTAAAGCCTACATAATCAGATTGGCTGGTGCTGAACTCAGTGAACGATTGGCAAATGAATGTATTGAAGCTGGTACGAAATACGGGCAAGAAATTATTCCATTTGGCGGTATTAATGGCCATGTAGCTGATTCCATTTTGCAGTCTTTAGGATTGTTTCCGTTCAAACAAAAATCAAAGGCATCGAAGCCTGGGGTTAAAGGTTGCTTCCTTAGCCATTATATGTTGTGGAAGAAATGTACAGAATTAAATGAACCCATTGCTATTTTTGAACATGACGGTATGTTATTACGTCCTATACCTGAAGATATATTAGATAAATTTGATGATGTGTTAAACCTAGATGCGTGTGATCAATTTAGCAAAACTTATGAATACTGTTTAAATCAAGAAGGACCAGTTATAGTACAAGAATACCATAACCAAAAATTTAAACCAGGTACATTGTGGGGAGAATATCTCAGAGGAGCGTATGCATACATTATAAAGCCTCATGCTGCTGATAAGATAATAAAACATTGTCATTCGCACGGATTTCTACCGGCCGACCATCAAATTGGCAAAAATCTAGTTCACATTCAAGCTACATTTCCTAGCATTGCTAGGCTGCATCCGTATTATTTAGAGGATGACAACATTAAATCAGCATCATATACTAAACACGGGCCGCCCGCCCCGCTGCAAAAAAAATAAATATAACATTGGAGCATGTTAGTGGAAAAGAGAACTAAAAGTATCTTATCGGAATTAGATAATCTGTTTATCAGTAAAGATAAGAAACATTTTGTAGAGAGTAAAGCTAATAACCTAATACAAGGGGCGATAAATCTGCTCACTTTTATTAAGGAGAATTTTGAAAAAGAGCAGGCAGACGAACTAGAGCGTAGGTTTATTAACAGTATTCGGGCACATGATTCATCTAAATTTATTAGAGGAATACGAAAGGTAAACCCAAAAGGATCTATAAATGAAAGCGAGTGATATCAATAATAGAGTACGGCAGTTAATCGTAGAATCAAAAGTAGAGAAATTAACTCATTTAGAGCACGTGGAAGATTTAGTGTATAACAATGGCCACGAAGGCGCACTCCTTGCAGTGTCATTCCTCAATGATATACGTCGCATGTTAGAACACGGTGCAGGTTCTCCTACTAAAATTAGTATTAAGTGGGATGGATCCCCCACTATTGTTGTTGGTACAGATCCGGAAGATGGTAAATTCTTTATTGGCACCAAATCAGTATTTTCAAAGGGCACTCCGAAAGTTATTAAATCTCCTAAGGATGTTACTAAATTTTATGGTGACGCGCCGGATGATTTAAAAATTAAATTACTTACGGCATTTAAATATCTAAAGCAATTAGGTATTGGAAAAGTGCTTCAGGGTGATTTACTGTTTGTTGACTCGGATAAAATGGAAGATGTAATAGACGGAGAAAAAGTAATTACCTTTACTCCTAATGTAATAACATATGCAGTTCCAATCGACAGTTTGATTGGCCAAAGAATTAAAAAAGCAAAACTAGGAA